AAAATCATGGACGCAAAATGGGAAGACCAGAGAATCCTCGATCTGGTCAAAGAGAAAACCCGGGCAAAACTCCAGCTTGCAGGTGAATTGGTCGAGCGGTGGGCGAAATACTATTGCCCCGTAGACCAGGGGTATCTTCAGGGGTCCATCAACAGTCAGGTCATCAGCGACGACACGGTGAGGGTCTCAGCCGGCGGGACCGGGGCTGGCACTGAAGGAAAGAAAGTTGGATACGCCGCCATGCAGGAATTTGGGGGGGTGGTCACTGCCACGAATACAAAGTATTTGACCATCCCTCTTTCAAAAGAGGCAAAGCAGGCCAAGAGCGCAAGAGAGATGTCTAATCTGGTATTCATCCAGACTCAAGACGGGAGGGCGTTTCTGGCCCAGAAGACAGCAAGGAAATTGAAGTATCACTATCTCCTGAAAAAGTCAGTTCATATCCCGGCCTCCCCCTATTTGAGGCCGGCATATTTAGACCATAAAGACGAAATAATGAAGATCATGCAACTATGAATTCAGCACTGAGAACAGGCATTTACAATCTGGGCGTGACAGTCACGGGACTCTCTGCCACAAATTTCTATTATGGCGAAGCCGAGCAGAACACCAAACATCCCTATTGCGTTTTTTCTCCGATAGGGAATCCTGTCTCATGGTGTTCAAATAATATTTATGAGGAGGATTATTTCCAGTTTGCTTTGTACGGAAAGAGTCTCTCTGAGCTTGAGACTCTGGAGGCTGCGATTATAGCCAAGTTTGATTTTACGGCTTCTCTTTCAGTCTCTGGGTATACAGTCATTCTTTGCTTCAGGCAGGGAACCACAAGAAAAGTAAAACTGCCGGATAGCGACATCTGGCAAGTTGTAATAGAGTACAAATCACGAATCTCGAAAGGACGGTAAAATGGCATCAACTGTGACAATCTCCGGCGCGGCTGGGACGCTGACCTATAACGCGGCGGCTATCCCGATCACAAACTGGACCATCACGCAGAAATGCGACACCCGGGAAGTGACAGATTCCAACTCCTCGACAACCTCGGAGTTCATCCCTGAAGGTCATACTCAATGGGAAGGAACCGCAGAGGGCTGGGTGCAGGACGGAACGGCCACTCCCACAGTGGGCGGGGCTGCCGCGGCTGCGACATTCTTGGCCGTGACAGGCACTCAATGGGCGGGAAGCGTCATCGTCACGTCCAAGAATGTGGCCCTCCAGGTCAAGGGAACGGATGCTGTCAAGCTGTCCCTGACATTCCAGGGAACGGGTGCCTTGACAGAAACCAATACATAAGGGGTTGAAATGGCCTCGACTGTAACCTATTCGGGAGCCTCCGGGTTTCTGCTCTATGGGGCATCAACAGCGATCACGGGAGCGTCTGGAACGTCCACGATCACCGTCACCGCTGCGGGTCATGGCCTGGCCGTTAGGGACATGATCAAAATATGGGACGTTCTCGGGATGACGGACATCAACAACGTTCACATCGTCACTGTTGCCGCGACAACGTTCCAGTTCGCCCTGTCCCCAGCGACCTCTCAGACCTACACCTCGGGCGGGACGGTCCAAAGGTGCTGCTCTATTGTGGGATGGACCATGACCCAGAAGGGAGATACCAGGGAGGTCACGGATTCGAACTCCGGGGCTGTCTCTGAGTTTCTGTCTGAAGGTCATACTCAATGGGACGGGTCTTTTGAGGGGATGCTTCCAGATGGAGCATTGAGGCCCACTGTGGGGTCATCTTATACCGGGGTGTTTGCAATGAATTCCGGCGATTCTTTCTCTGGTACAATAAAGATAACCGGAATGACCCCCGCCCTCCAGGTGAAAGGCACTGACGCTGTGAAGGTTTCTTATACCTTCCAGGGAACAGGAACTTTAACGGAGACCAATTCATGAAAACCGCCGCAGTTGAACTCTGGGGGAGGAAATTAAAATTATTTGAAAGGTCTGCAAGCGATGTATTCCAGCTCGGGGAAATCTCAAAGAAGTCAGACAACCCCGGTGAGCAGATCCTTTTCATGGCGATGGCGATTGAAGATGCTTTAAAGCCAAATCTAAAATGGTGGACCTTCAGGCTCAAGAGGATGCTGTCGTATAAAAGCATCCTGAAAAAGTGTACGCCCTCTCAGTTGATTGAGTTGATAGATCAACTTAATGAACTTGAGGGGAATAAAAAAAAAGTGAAGGAGCCGGAAAGCCCATCGGGAGAATCACATCAAGGGGGCTGATTTCATACTTTTTTCATATCGATTATGACCAGGTGGAACAGCTCCCGATTTCCCTTTACAGGGAACAACTTGAACAGGCTTTAAATGTTGCGAATCTTGTGCGCGGCGAAAAATTTGAAATGCAGTCAGAGGATGAACAGCAGGAACAGGCGCAAGAGGAATATAAAAGGCTCGTCCTTGAGGGACGCTTCCCAAAGGTGAAAAATGGCAAGTGAAGAAAAAATCGGCGTAATTTACATGGAAGTTCGGGCTCGGCAGGACCTACTGCAAGCCGATATTGCCAAACTAAAAAGCGATTATGCCAAAACAGCCAAGGGGATAGAGGACCGTTTTCAAAAAGCCAAACTGAACTTTGACAATTCCCTCGCAAAGAAGAAAATCTCCGAACTGAGAGACCTCCAGGCCAAGCTCCAGGCGCAATTCCAGAAAAAGATCGATCTCAATGTCTCCGCTCGCAGTCTGGACCTGACCAGGCAAAAACTCCAAATGGTTGAAAGTCAACTCGGGGGGATAGACCAGAAAGCCGGATTTCTTTCCACTACATTCGGCAAGGTGGCGACCGCAATCGGGGGAATGTTTGCCCTCCAGAAGATCATCGGATTTATGAGGGATTCAGTAAATGAGGCCCGGGATGCGGTAAAGACAAACTTCCAAATCAAGCAGGCAGTGGAACAGACCGGATATGCTGCCGGATTCACGGCTACCCAACTGAAAAACATGGCCTCTGAATTCGGGGAAGCTCTCAGCGTTGATACTGAAGACATTCTCATAAACCTGACCCAGAGGATGCTGACCTTTACAAATATTGCCGGGGAATCATTTAAAAGGGCGCAGCAGGCCGCGCTTGATATGAACGCGGTCCTCGGAGGAGGGAATCTTGAGGAGCTGGGCAATCAAGCCCTTGTTCTCGGCAAAGCCCTTGATGCCCCCCGGGAGGGGCTGGACGCGCTCTCGCGCGTTGGCGTGAGGTTCACTGAGCAGGAAAAGAAACTCATTGAAAGCCTCGTCAAGTCCGGGGATCTGCTCAAGGCGCAGGATGTCATTTTAAAAAAAGTCGAGGAGAGATTCGGGGGGCAGGCAAAGGCTCTCGCCGAAGCGGACAAGGGCGTGAGAACGTTCATAAAGACAACAAACGATCTCAAAGAATCCGCAGGGAAGGTTTTGCTGCCGATCTTGACTAAATCCGCAGAAGGATGGAAACTCATCTTTGATTTAGCTGGCCAGGCCGCCGATAAAGTAAAGAAGTTTTTCGATAAAAATTATGACAAGAAAAGAATTGAAGCGGCTGCTGCGGAACAAAAGAAGGCCGCCGAGGCGCAACTGGCAATATTAAAGGCCAAGACAAATACTGAAAAAGTATTGACAGACGAAGAAATCGAAGCTCTCAAGAAAGCCGCCGAGGAAAAGAAGGCCGCCACTCAGAAATATTTTGATGCAGTCAAGTGGATGGACGGGGATTACAAAGCCTTCCGAATCAGGATGATGAACGAAGAAATTGCGGACATGAAAAAGAAGGGCGCGACTGAGATAGACGACATATAAATACGTGAAACTCAAGGAGCTGCACAGAGACTATCTGGACACAATCAAGAGCATGGATTTAAAAACCCGCACGGGCGCGAGCAAAACAACAAGCCCAACGTCTCTTGTGCCGGAGATCGCCGGGGGATCTGGTATGGTCCCGGGGGCGGGGCAAATGGCAGAGGGATTCATCCCTGGTCAGGACTTTATCACATATAGGGATGTCGGTCTGGCCTCTTTCGCGGCTCTCAATGAGGGCATGGCTGCGATGTACGAAAAATGGCAGATATTCTCTGATTCAACTATTCAAAGCACAAGCTCTGGATTTGTTCAAGGCACAATGACAATGCTGAATGCTTTCACCAGAATGATCGAGGAAATGATTGCGCGGTATCTTGCTTTCAAGGCTGTGGTTGCTGTCGGGAATCTGATTCTCCCGGGTCTCGGAACTTCCATTGGAGCATTTATTGGCGGCAAGGAAGGCGGGGAATTCGTAGGCACAAGCTCGGGCGTGAAAGCGGCCTTTGCCGGAGGCGGGGAGTTCACCGTACCAATGGGATTCAATAATGACTCTTTCCCGATGTGGGTCCAATCAGGCGAGAGGGTTTCAGTCACGCCGGCAGGGAAACAGAACAAAGAGGCGGCACTTTTAGAAAGTCTTCTCAAGGCCACCCACGCCCAGACCATGACAATCGCCATGCAGCAGTCGAGATTGAATAAATTGGAAGTCACGGCAGGGGCCATGTCTGGAAGGGACATTCAGCTTGTAGTTGAAAAAGAGCAGAGAATTTCAGACAGAATAAGATAATGGCAACGAATCCTTATTACATAACGATCACATTCCCAGAGGAAACGCTTTCCAGCGGGTCAACCTGGCAGCTTGTTCTTACTCTGACTATAAACACCAGCG